AAAATAGCTGTTGATGTTGCTGCACATATGCAGTACAAATAGCCTTGATAACAATGGAGAATGTTATGAAACGTACAGGATTTATAGGTGGGTCTGACTGTGTAAAAATTATGCAGGGAGATTGGTATGATCTATGGCAGATCAAGACGGGCAAGATACCTAGCCCTGATCTTAATGACAACCTTGCGGTACGCATGGGTAGTTACACTGAGTCATTCAACATGCAGTGGTTTGAGGAAAACATGCCAGCAGATGACGGTGCTTTCTTTATAACTAAACATCAATATGAATATCAACGCAATGTTGATGGTGTACCTATGAAGGGTACGATTGATGGTATGTGTAGTGACTCTATCGTTGAGTGCAAACATACCAATTCATACAACACTATGGATGCGCTGATTGAATACTACATGCCACAGTTGCAGTGTTACATGAAGCTGTCTGGCAAAGACGGATGCTTCCTCTCTGCTTTCTTTGGCAACAACAAGTGGGAGTGTTCGCACATTGCATGGAGCGAGTCATACTTTAATCTTATGATGACTGCGATCAAACAATTCTGGCATCATGTAGATACAGACACAGAGCCACTTGGCTACGATCAGCCAGAAACTATGAAGATAGATAACATACCTGTAGATGATATGATTAAGCGTGATGCTAACAGCGACAATCACTTTACATCTATAGCTCACGATTACATTGGCAACGAAGCCTATGCCAAATCGTTTGAGTCAGCCAAGAAAAGCCTCAAGCAAATGGTGGGAGATAATGAACGGGAAGTGTACTGTGACTTGTTGACTATACGTAGAGACAAGCGCGGTTCACTTAGAATATCAACACGCAAAGAAAGTGCAAAGCAATGATAGGGGTTTATGCTTTCATACCAGATATGCGTGGTAAATATGGCATTGATGTAGACTACATTGGTGTGTCTAAAAACTTAGAAGAAAGAATAAAGTCTCACTTTAGAACCAGAAAGCCTTACGCAAGTACAGCGAGAGGTCATATTATCTATCAAGAATTTAAAGATAGAGATAAAGCTGAGCGTTGTGAGTCAAGTCTTATTCAAGAGTTTAAGCCAGTGTATAATAGAAGCATAGGAAGGGAGCATAGAATATTATACCCACACTTTTATGAAGTAAAAAATATAAAGAATGTTCTAAAAGAAATAGAACGAAAGCCATGGTAAGGAGAATACAAATGGTTGAGAAAAGAAAACGCGGACGTCCAACTAAAATGGCTAAACTTCAAGAAGCTGCTGCTGCTAGAGCAAGACTTGAAGCAAAGGCAACGCTTAATCAAAAGCGTGAGGGCGCTGTTAATCTACGGTATGTAGCTGAACGCCTTCGTGACATAAAAAATATGGACGAGGTAGAGGCATTCTACAAAGAGTGTGTCTACAATATTGGCATTAACACACTGCGTAATGGAGAAGCAGATGGATAACCTAGATATATGGAACAGGGTTGAGCAATCAGACCCTAAGTTCCTAAAGCAAGTGAGCTTTGGCGCACGATCATTTACAGCTATTGATCCTATGTATCAGATACGCTGCGCTACTGCAGAGTTTGGCCCCATCGGTAAAGGGTGGGGCTGGATCAACCAGACTAGATTCATTGATCTATCCAACGGTGACAAGGCTGTAGTTGCAGACGTACAGGTATGGCACGGTGAGTTGGTCAATGCCTTTGGCCCCTTTACTGGGTGCCGTAAGTTCTTTGATGCAAAGAAAGGCAGACTTGCCGAGGATGCACCGAAGATGGCTGTCACTGACGGCCTAACCAAAGCCCTATCACACTTAGGGTTTAACGCTGACGTTTTCCTTGGGAAGATGGATGGCAACAAGTACGCCGCAGATAGCGGCAGCAAAACCGCTGGCAATAGCTGGTAAATACAGGAGCCAAAAGCATGGCAGAGTACGACAACACTAACTCAGGCGCAGCATTCAAACCATTTGATACGCAGCGCATGATATTACAGGGCAAGCTCAACAATCAGGGTCACGATAGTAAGATTGTACTTGTAGCAGATCAGACAAAAGCTGGCATGAAGATCATTGAGGTATATCAAAAGCTAGGCGTTATGTTTGAGAACGATAAGAAGGGCAACGAGAAAGCACCCGACTACTCAGGGCCAGTAGATGACACCAAGTTAAAACTAGCAGGTTGGAAGAAGTCTAAGGATGGTGGCAACTATATGTCTCTCGCCCTCTCAGAGAGCCAGCAGCAGCAAACTCAGAGTCTTGATAAGGCTAAGGTGCCTGACATAGACTTTGATGACGAGATACCGCCGTTCTAATGGGCGTTGATCCACACTTTGATGGTGATGACTATGTGCATGAGCGTGACTTCAACAGGCTCATGCCACAGTTGCAGAAAGTAAAACAATACATGGAGGAAAATGATTGGGTTACGCTATCTGAGTTGAGCAATGCAACGGGCGCACCAGAGGCAAGTGCAAGCGCTGCATTGCGAGACTTACGCAAGAAGAAGTTTGGCTTTCGTACTGTATCAAGACGATACCAAGGCAACGGACTCTATGCTTACAAGCTAGAACCTGCTGACTACAAAGAGCCGGTAGAGCCAGAGATAGCAGACGATTGGTGGAAGCACATATAAGTCTATTGAGTTGTATAAGATTATGCGGTATATCGTAGTCACCCGCATAAGATTGTAGTTTCTCCCTAGTCTTATGATCTTCCTCCCTTGGGCGGTGATGTTTCTCCATTGCGTCACCGCCCTTTTTTTACACCATCAATTCAAAATGCGGTGCATCTATAAATGGTCTGCGACCTTGCGATCTGCGTAAATCTATATAAGCATTCATCGCACCCTCGGCAGTAAGATCACAACCACCAATGTCATTGATATGCCAAGCTGCACCCCATCTTAACGGCACCTTCTCAAAGCTGGCACCCTCTGCCATAGCGTCAGCTATCTCGTCGTATAGATTAAGTTCCCATCTACCGCCGCCATTGTAAGCCATAAGATCAACAGCCAAACCATCCAAGTGTTTACTCTTCATGGTCTGCGATGCACCAGAAGCAACCAACTTGCGCTGTTCAGCTTTAGTTCGGATGCCACAGATTACAGAGAAGTCTTGTTTAGTTACAGTGATAGCATACTGAACAATGCGTTGAAGCCTGTCATCTACAGTGCCTAACCTCTGCAAGCTGCGCTTGCCTAATACATAACCCATTACTTTTTAAATCCTCTCATTGTTCTAATGCCAAAACTGGCAGCTATACTTGCATACATACCCCACTGTACCCACAGCGGTGTAGTCTCAAGATTAGCAAAGCCCTGTGCCATTACGTCCTGCATAGAAGGAATAAAGTTCATGAGAAGAATAGCTACAAAAACTACAGTCCATAGCTCGTCCTTCCATGAATCCTTACTAGCCTCTATAGCTGACTGTTCCCAATCAGTTTCAGAGGTAGCCTTCTTTAATGCTATCTCAGCGTTAGCTTTTTGTACTGCTGTCTTGCCGTCTATGTAACTACTAGCAAGACCACTGATCGCAGTAACAATACCACCTATCATTTCTCATGCGATAGCCAAACAGCAAACGCCCCCGTCATAGCACCAGTAACCACAGAAATTAATGAAGCCTGTTGTGTTGATATGTCAGGCATAGATAAGGCCCACTCAATGCAGCGTACATAAACTACAGTCATTACAAACATCATAAAACGAGGCAGAAGTTTGTACTCTAGTATCTTAGAAAAAACTATTGTCATTGATAACTCCTTTACATGACAGACATTAATAAATAAATACCACCACCAAGCAAACCAATTATACCTAAAGACAAAGCAGCTATAGCAGAGTTGTTAGCTATCTGTCTCTTAGCTTCCATCGCAGCATACACAGTTTCCTCTCTTTCCTTACGGATTTGTCTACGCATTTGCAACATATCGTCATAGGTTGATGGGCCGAAGCGCATGTTAAGCATAAACTTAATTTCTTTTTCGCGCTCCATTAAAGTTTTTTTGCGGATAACAATGTCCATTGCTTCCTGTTCAATGTCACCGCTATGAGAATGTTTCTCTAAGAGAGTAGGTTTCTTACGCTGAGACTCAGCTTTAGATATGTCAGCAACAGCAGAGTACCAAGAGCCAAGCTGTTTGCTTACATCTTCTAGCTCACGACCAGCACCAACAAGAGTCTTAATACTTTTAAATGCTACATTAGCAGCAGCAAAAGCAGTAACAGGATCAATCATAAACTGTTACCTCATTTGGATTTACCTTCTGAGGAATACAGTAAGCAGTGCCATAATCATTAGATTGTGGATAGCCAAAGCGACGAACTAATTCTTGGGCATACCAGTTACAAATATCTACTCGCCTAAAATAAAGTTCAGACTTTATAGGGACGCGCTCTGCTCCCATGCCAAGATAAAGAACAAGGACAAAAACATGAACCACATGCTCACCCCATCCTGCTAAGAATAGTAAGAAGCATAATAATTGTTGCACCAGATGTAGCTATAAGCACAGCTTCAAGCCTCTTAATCCGAGTAAAGACTTCCTTGAATTGGATTCTAACCTCAGTCTGCAAAGCAACTACATCCTTTTCTAACGCAGAAACGCGCTCATTTATATCTGGCATTAACTAGGTTCCGTAGGCCAATCGCCCCCGCTACCATCCATGTCAGGATAGTTTAGGTTAGGCCAGTTAGAGTGAGTTGTAATGTCACGCAAAGCAGTGCGGTATGTTGACCATGCACTAGGTACAGACCCACCAGCTTCCAATGCCTTAGTCACAACCCAATCACATGCAGCTAGACGTTTATCTCTTTCTGCTCTGTTACGTGTAGCTACTTCAGCATTAGCAGCCGTAACCACAGCAGCACGTTCATCAGAGGTCATATCTGTGACACGGCGAGTATATACTTTACCGTCCTGCAGATAAGGCGTGACTGCCTCGTTCTTTTGCGTGGCACTATCGTAAGCTAAGAACACAACCACCTCGGCACAGCTATTAGCCGCCAGCCAATCCGCATCAGGGCCAGATTTAGGGAATGAAGTGTTAGGGAACAGAGACTTGTGATCTGCTATCTCGCCTATAGTGCTGCCATCTAGTTTTGCTATCTTCATTTCTATTGTCCTTTGTCTGGGAATGGTTCTGTCGGTGCTGTGAAATTACTGGTGTAACGCGCAAAATGAGACACACGAAATTCATCAAGATACCCATCAAAGGGGAGTTGTACTGCACTACTATAATACCGTGCGCCAACATAAATATTAGTGTCCGTAAATGTCCATGTTGTACTAGAAGCATCAAAAGTTGTGCTGTCTGCCGTACCGTTGATATAAACTTTTAGAGTCCCGCCATAAGATACATATGCCACATGATACCATGTCTGAGCATTGATTGTGCCAGAGGTGTCTAAACGGGCGGCTACGTTTGAGCTTAGAACTCTAATCTTTTGGTTGGTTAAAACCATACTACCTAAAGCACCGTCAGCACCACCATATTGGAACACACCCAAATTAGCATTAAAATCATTAACCCATAAAAATGTTTCAATCGTCCAATCGCCCGTACCTAAAGCTGCTCCATTTGCATAATACGCACCATCACCAGAGCCATCATAAAACAAAGACGTATTGCCAAATTTAGCTTGGCCTGTGCTAGTGTCGGTGTTTCCAATCAACGTCAGATTATTCTGTGCAGCACTATCAATCGCCTGTCCATCTGCCATGTTTAGCAGCAGCTTGGTGTTAGAATCTGTTACAGCTAGTGGGGCTGTGGGCAATGATACATTACGTGTTACAACACTAACCCGTACATCACAAATAAAGCCATAAAAACTTCGGTCAGCATGACTAGTATCATAACTTTGAGCACCAACAAAACCTCTGTTTGGAGAACTTATGGTTGCTGTGTTTGAAACAGTGCTACTTTGCACTCCATTTGTAAAAATAGCTAAAGTGCCACTTGTTCGTTTTAGCTGAAGAAAAGTCCAAGCGTTTAAAGGACATACAAATGTAGACTGCAGTGTAATACTGCCTTGATTAATAAATGCGTGAGGTTGCCCAGAAGAATTAAGGGATATTTCTAATAAGTCACTAACTCCACCAGCCGAACCTTGAGTATACAAAGGATTAGAAGAAGCAACAAAAGCAGTAGGATATATCCATCCTTCAATAGAGAAGTCTCCACTATGCCCATCTAAACCAATGTTTCCAAAACTTAAATAGTCACTAGCAGCAGAATTAAAAAGGCTCGCCCCGTTCACCGCAGGGTCATACACACTGCTGGTCAGGAATGGGCCAAATGCTGTTACTGCTGGATTGCCTACAGGTGTAATAGTAAGTGGACTAGCTGAGTTATCAACAAACCTATTTGATTGGCAGGTCAGTAGTTTGGTGTTTGTAATAGCTGTTAGCTTGCTTGTTGATGGGGTAAAATTACCTGTATAAACTGCCGTGCCTTTGACCACTCTCACATTACTCATAGTTGAGATAGTATATTGACTAACAGTTGCACGACCCCCTATCGCAAGAAGATTATTAGTATTTGTTAAATTACGAGCAGTTTCCGTTGTAGATCCAATAGATGAACCATTAATATAAACTACGTTTGAAGTCCCGTTGCGAACCAAAGCAAAATGCGTCCAAGCATTTA